TCCAGATGGTGATAACACTCGTGACATTGGTAGTTCTAGCGCAGAGTGGAAAGACCTGTACATAGATGGTGTTGCATACTTAGACGCTATTAACTTTAATGGTACAGCTATCTCAGCTACTGCAGCAGAGTTGAACATCTTGGATGGTGTAACAGCAACCACTGCAGAACTTAACATACTAGATGGCGTTACATCAACAGCAGCAGAACTAAATATCTTAGATGGTGTAACCTCTACTACTGCTGAGTTAAATATCCTTGACGGTGTTACAGCTACAACAGCAGAACTTAACCTGACAGATGGTGGCTCTACTGTAGGTACAACAGCCGTAGCTGGCGGTGACGGTATCTTGACTAATGATAATGGCACAATGCGCCAGACATCAGTAGATACGTTTGATACTTATCTAGCACAAAGTACAAAAACATTAACAAATAAAACCTTGACAAGTGCTGTCCTAAACGGTACAATAAGTGGAACTTCCATTAAAGATGAAGATAATATGGCATCTAACAGTGCCACTCATCTTGCTACCCAACAATCAATTAAAGCTTATGTAGATGCTGAAGTAGCTGCTATACCTGTAGGTGACATTACTTCTGTAGTTGCTGGTACAGGCATGACAGGTGGTGGTACATCAGGTGATGTTACACTTAACGTCATTGGTGGTGCAGGTATTACTGCTAATGCTAATGACATTGCTGTAGATTCCACAGTAATTACTGGTCAGACTGCAGAATCAACTATAGATGCTACTAATGACTTAGTATTGTTGTACGATAACTCAGCTACCGCCTTACGTAAAGTTTCTGTATCTGCTATTACTGCTGCAGGTAGCGGTATTAATGCAGTTGTAGACGATACTTCACCAGAACTAGGTGGTGACTTAGATGTATTAGCTAGGTCAATAGTATCATCATCTAATAGAAATATTAACTTACTGCCTAATGGTTCTGGTAAAGTTAATCTTGATGGTAACGGTTCTAGTGGCGGTGTTACTATATCAGATGGTCTTGTAGACATTCGTACTGGCACAGGTGCAGTTTCTCAGGTAAAGTTTTATTGTGAAAGCAGCAATGCACATGCACAGACAATTCAACCACAACCACACTCTGCTGGTGTAACTAACACACTTACATTACCTGCAGGTAGCAGTCAGGAGATTGTAGGTACTACAGCTACACAGACACTTACAAACAAAAGCATTGATGCTGCACAGCTTACTGGCACAGTAGCTAACGCAAGACTAGATGCACAACTACAAGATGTTGCTGGTTTAGCTGTTACTGATGGTGGCTTTATCGTAGGTAACGGTTCTAACTTCGTACTAGAGACTGCAGGTACTGCACGTACTTCATTGGGGCTAGGCTCTGCTGCAGTATTAACAGCAGGTACATCTGCTAATAACGCTGTACAACTAGATGGTTCTGCTAGACTACCAGCAGTAGATGGGTCACAATTGACTAACCTACCATCTGCAGGTGCAACTGCTGGTTTCGCAGTGGCGATGGCGATTGCGCTTTAGCACTTGACAAATGAATAAAAGTATGGTATAATTATACTTATCTTAATTAGGAGATGAAATGGCACAGGATTTTGAAAGAAACATTGCACGGAATGTTGGTACAAGTGAGGTCGTTTTACGTACTGCTAACTCCGATGATGCTCTTATTGGTATCAATATCGCTAATGTTACAACTACCCAAATCTTAATGGATGTATACATTACTGGCGCAGGTGGCACTGATGATTACTTTATCATTAAGGATGCCCCAATTCCAGTAGGTTCAGCCTTACAGGTATTGGATGGTGGAGCAAAGGTTGTATTACAATCTGGCGATATACTCAACGTAAAGAGTGATACTGCATCAAGCGCAGATGTTTGGGTTTCCGTAGTCGATACTATTAGTTCATAAGGAATAAAGTATGCCGTATATTGGTCAAAAAGTTCCGGGTTCTTATCAAGCTACTAAAGCTGTACAACGCTTTAATGGTGACGGTTCCGATACTACATTTACACTGACTACCACAGTATCTTCTGTGCAAGACGTACTGGTGTCAGTCGATGGTGTCGTACAGGATACAGCAGCCTATACCATTCCTGATGGCACTACACTTACATTCACTGCTGCCCCTTCCTCTGGTACAGGCAACATCTTCGTAAACTACCTTGCCCCACAAGCTGGTACAATCACACCACCCGCTGAGAACAAGGGTAACTTCAAGGCTGGTGGCTTGTTCCGTACTAACGCACAATCCCTTACAGCAGACACAACCATCTTAGCTACAGAGAACGCCAACGTAACTGGTCCGTTTACTGTGGCTTCTGGTGTTACATTAACCGTTGAAAGCGGTGGGACATTGGTGACGCTATGAGTACATTAAAAGCAGATACCATACAAAGCACGAGTGGTGGTGCGGCTACGCTGACTAAGCAGAGTGCGGCGAAGATGTGGGTGAATTTTGATGGCACTGCTTCTGGTGCTGCATCTAGGGATTCATTCAACGTCAGCGGGATGACAGACGATGCTACAGGAAAATACACGGCCTCATACACCAATTCGATGTCAAATGGCACTTACGCTTTTACCACCGCAACTGTTGATACTTCAACTACCAGTAGGGGTGGAAACACTTTGAACTTAAGAGATGGTAACTCTCCAGAAACAAGTAATATAAAACTTGAAGGAAGGTTTGGTGCAAACGCAAATAACAATGGTGGTCTTATGGACCAAGACTTTATGTTTGTTACTGTTATGGGGGACCTAGCATGAGTGAGATACTAGTAAACAAACTCACTGGCACAAGCACCGCTGGGTCTATCCTTGTAACAGGTGAAGGTAATAGCACGACCACTAACTTGCAGCAGGGGCTGACAAAGGCTTGGGTATATTGCACCCCATCAGCTATTGGGGATAGTCATAATCACAGTTCATTTACAGATAATGGGACGGGAGACCATACTTTGGGTTTAACAAACGCAATGGCATCTGCTGTCAATTATACAACCATGACTACGGGTTTTCCTCAACCAGCGTCTTATAACAGAGCTTTGACACCCATGGGTAACGACAAAACAACCACAGCGACAAGATATAAAGGTGGTCCATTGCATACAGCAGGTACAGAAGATTTACCGGGTAACATGTTTGTAATTAATGGAGACCTAGCATAATGGCACTAGGAAAAATCAAAGCAGATACCCTAGAACACAGCACCGCTGGGTCACTTGATACGCAGTACGTTGTGAATGGTAGTGCGAAGGCGTGGGTGAACTTTAACGGGACTGGCACTATTGCTTCTCGCGACTCGCTAAATGTCAGTGGACTGACAGATAATGGCACTGGCGACTACACCATAAATGTTTCATCGGCAATGACAAATACTTCATATGCTATTCCCACAAATGGAAAGCAAGGGGACAATAATACTTTTGAAACTGAAGGTATTTTGACCGCCGCTAGACCTATAAATTCATCATCTTACAGACAGTTTTGCCGTCAACCTCACTTTGAATCTGGTTCAGCAAGAGACTTTTTTGTGGTGGATTCTGTAGTATTAGGAGACTTAGCATAATGCAAACACCAGAATTTCAAGGCACACACCTATTCGACAGACTATGCTGGGCAAAAGAAAACCTAGACGGTGTGCAGTCAGACTATCGTGTAGTGTACGAGGACAGCATTGATGAGTGCGCTAAGATACTCGTGCCTGACCCGAATTGGATGGCGTGTGCGCTACAGGGCGGTATCCTGCCACCAGTACAGGTATATTGGGAACTAGCCAAAGATGAAGCAAAGCCTGACTTTGTAAAGCATACCAGAGGACACTTGCTACATAACACAAAGCCAGTAGAGGCCATGACAGAAGAGCAAGCTATAGAATACCTAATTATGAAAGATTGCCCACAGCATGTGTGGCGCAATTGGGATGAAGGCAACAAACCTAAAATGGTTATATGCCGTAAAGAACAGCTTCCGGGTACACGTGAGTGGCGCAACGCTTGGAAGATTACTGAAGAACTTAGCGTCACTGATTTAGCAGCCTAAGAGGAGAAACCTAATGGCACAAACATACATCGTAGATAAGGACGGGAATCAGATTGATGCTTCAACTGCAACTGTCCCTGCTGACCGTCACTTCCGTGGTGCATGGTCATTGAATGGCTCAGTCATCTCAGAAGACATGACAGCAGCCAAAGCAATCTTCAAGGACAAAATCCGTGAGGTTCGCGCACCACTGCTTGATGCAGAGGACGTAGTGTACATGAAAGCACTAGAAGCTGATGACGCAGATGCAAAAGCAGCATCAGTAACTAAGAAAGCTGCCCTGCGTGATGCACCAGCTGCTTCTGCTATTGACAGTGCTTCAGACATTGCAGCATTGAAGGCAGCTTGGGATACAAGCGTACTTGGCGATAGCCCTTACGCATAAGGAGATAGACGGTGGCATTAACTAAAGTAAGAGCAGGGGGATACGCTACTGGCGGTATTATCCAAATCCAGCATACACAATTTACTGGTACGGCATCACCGTCTATCACAAATACTACAGACACTGCTTTAACCGACCTAACGGTATCAATTACACCTACTGCAACGTCTAGTAAAATATTACTACAGGCTCATGTGTTCTTTGAAGGCAGTATTTCTGATTACCAGTGGTCATGGATGTTCTTTAGGGATAGCACTGTGTTAAAAGCACCTGCGGGTAGTGGTCAAACGTCTGTTATTTCTTCTAGTTGCATTTCATTTTATGATGATGATAACGCATCTACCCCATCAACTGCGGTCTATCAGTATTTTGACACACCATCAACGACAAGTTCGGTAACTTATAAAGTAGGGGTTGTTACTACTGGTGGTAATGCTACTTTACACATAAATAAAAGTTCAACGGACGCTGGTTCTTCTGGATATGAACGTGGTATTTCATACATTAGCGCAACAGAGATAGCAGGATAATTAGATGCCATACATAGGTAAATCCCCATCAGTAGGAGTTCGCAATCGCTTTATATATCAAGCGACAGCAGGACAGACTAGCTTCTCTGGCAGTGA